GTCCTTGATCGATTGCAACGTGGGCAACTGATCAGACAATTTGACAAACGCCATCAAGTCCATCGCGGCCCGCTCGCCTATCGTGCCCATGAGTAAACTTGTTAACGTGACTGAGTCCATGCCGTCACGAATCTTGAGCCAGTCAGATGCGGCTTCGAGTGAACGTGGTGTTACGAACGCAGTACGTGGTGCCTTGGGGTGAAAGATGTACTGATTGTTCTCAGGGTCTTTCACGTCCTCGAACGATGCGAACAACTGTGGGTTGTCCTTGCACCAACCAAGCAATGTGTGATCGATGTTGTTGTTGATACCCCATTCAATCCATTCCATGTTCGTAGACTTACGTGATGTCACCACCGAGATGCGGTTACGTGCATGTGGGGGTAACATGTCACCCACACCCTCTGCCCCAAGGTTAGTCGTGGCAAACACAATCGAGTCAGGTGATAACTCGTAACCACCCATCTTGCGTTCGAGCAGTAAGCGCAACATCGCGTTCTTCACCGCAGGGTTAGCCTTGCCGTACTCGTCCACCATCAGGATGATGTCCTTGCCCAAGTGCAAGCCAAGGTCCTCGTTAGTCACGTAACGCACATACCCTTGGTCATCGATAGTCTGCAACTGAGGGATAGTGATGTCGCCCAAGTCCTTGGTCGTGCAGTCAAAGTAACACATCACATGTTTCGGCATAGACTTGCCCAATGACTTGAGCAGGGATGATTTGCCTGTACCCATGTGGCCTTGCACAAGTACTGTGCGCTTGTTACCGCCTAAGCGGATGGCGTTCTCACATTGGTCGAGTGAGAGTGCATACATAGAGATCGCTGAATTTGCCATGATAATTTCCTTCGTTAAGTTGTGATAAGTTGTTAGGCGGTGCCTAACTTACATGCCGAGTGATGGTAAGTTGTTAATGATCTTCTTGACCTCGTCCACATGACGCTTGGTCTCTGCTCTCAGGTAAGCGTCCTCACGCAGTGCATCGGGTGTGATGCCTCGCATGGCTGTGCTAAGTTGTTTCTGTGCCAACTCCATGGTCGGGTCGTTTGTGACGTTGCATGCACCGAGCAACTCGATGATGTCCATCACGTTGTCAACCAATGAGTCGCGGAATATCTTTTTTGTCGCGCCATCGGAATAGTCGAGTCGCTCTGACATCTTTGTCAATGCGTCATGTGCTCGTGCCCACACGTCACCCATTGCGGTCTGCAGTTGGGTCGCATAGTACGATTCGTACTGCGTTGCTAACACGTCCTTGGCCTCGTTGCCAATGTCCACACGCCAGTCACCCGCATCGGCTAACGGCATATAGTTCATCTTGAACTTGAACTTAGATGTGAGACTGTCGGCAGTCGGGTACTCGTCCGAGTTAAACAAGCCACCGAGTTTGACCTGCGCTTGGCTGATCTCCCAATCGTATGCTTGCAGGAACACGTTAACGAGACGCTCGTACTCTGCTTGCAGGGTTGACATTTCCCTGTGGTACTTGAAGTATTGGGTCGTGGGCAATAAGCGCAGACCTGTATCTGACCATGGCATTGTCATGGCGTAGTGCACGTTACGTGCATTGGCTGTGAACTTCTGTACTGCATCCAATTCGGCACAGTCACCGAGTAACTTCTTATTGACGTTGGCAACACCCTTTTGCGCTGATGCTTGGGCGGTTACGTCTTGCGAGGCACGTTTGTCCAGTTTGCGTCCTGTCCATGTGCTGATCGAGAGTTCGACAAGCATTGCTGATGTCGAGATGGATGGCGTGTTCGTAGGAACTACGCTTTGAGCTTGAGAGATAGCGTTCATGATAATACCCTAAGTTGTTTACAGTTACTTAAATAGTTAGGCGGTGCCTAACACGTTTTTACTTTCGCTTTATCGAGTAGATGAATTCCCACTCGATACATATATTGTACCACAGTATGATACGTATGTCAAGGATTTGATACAATCCGATAGTCAGTTTGGACGCCAATATAACAGGTCAAGCATCAGTACGATGATGGCTATCAAAATTACAGCGCGTTCAAGTTTCTCCCACGTTGTTAGCATGCTCATTCCTCCATCAAGAAAATGCCCTTGTCTACGCATGATGCAAACAAGGCTTCGTCTTTGTAATCTTTGAATCCCTTAGACCCATGCAGTTGGATGTGTCGGTACACTTCCTTCTGTTCCTCAATGTCTCTAGTAAAGAACCATTCCACCTCGTAGTCAGTGCAGGCTTCCACCATTTGCGTTTTAGTGATTGCAGTCATTCTCGTCCCCTTGGTTATTGTCGTACTCACGTGCCTTGGCCTCGTGCCATGCCCACTCGTTTGTGTGATGCTTGCGCACCACGTGTCTTGCGTCCGGCTTGCTGGCAAACCATCGGCTAAGTCGTTGGGGCTCGTACCCCTCGGACTCGTCTTGTAATAACAAGTTACTCATAAGTTCCTTTCCAATATCAACTTCATCATGGCCTTCTGCATCTCTGCATCCACGGGCGGTCTGATCTCGTCCAATATGGCCAATGAACGTGGCGGTACAAACGTCATACCCAAGGGCACATGCACAAAGACGTTGTTGGCAAGCAAGTTGTCGTATTGACGCCACGCCTCACACACAGGGCAACCATCTTCATGCTCGGGGCAACGCTCGCCCCAATAGAACTGAATGGCCTCGTGAATCGGATTGTTGCTTGGCTCAGTCGACGTGTTGATTTCTAAGTCAGTCATGATTAACCCCTAAGTTGTTTCTGATTGGTTTGCTTGAGTGCGGTAGATGCACTGGCCTTGGTGATAAACTGATAGTTGCCCTTGCCGTATTCCTGCGCAATGCACCATCCCTTGCGTTCCTCACGTGCTACGTCCTCACCGCACAGCAAGCAGATGTGATAACCTGCATTAGCACGTTTGGCAGAGTACGCATCACCGCATATACTGCAGATCGGCTAGAGCCGTCGATTGTGTCCCATAGTATTACTTTCATAGTTTTGTTAGGCAGTGCCTAACTTGGTTGAGTGGACTAAAAGTTCTGTAGGCGAATTCCTACTGAACAACCTATAGTATAGCACAAAACGTGTTGTATGTCAAGTGTTTGTGCCTAAATATATCGAGATGTAGCGAGAAGTATAAGTTCCTATAAAGTTCTTTATGGGGGTTTTGCAAGTGCTTGATTTGACTAAAGAGTTCGGCTGTTTATTGTAGGGTCGCATATACACCCCCCCCCCCAATTTGCTTGTGCCCCCTCGCTCAATCACGAACTTTCCAAAAAGTTTTTGAGGGAAAATAATTTTACCCTTCGGACTACCCGACCCTAAAAAGAACTTTATAAAACTATTAAGATTAGATAAGATAATACACAATTGCATAGGCATGAAACAATCTGTTATGCAGTGCCTAACAATGATCTGCCACGAAAATATAAAGTACGCGCCTAGTGCGAACTTTATAAGAACTTTATAAGAACTTTATGCCAAAAAAAGAACTTTCAAACACACCATAACAACGCAGGAATTTAAATAAAACGAACTTTACACAGCCCACTAAAAAGTTACATTAGAACTTTACACAAACCGAACTTTCGAACTGTGTCGCACTCAACGCTACTGTAGAAACTGGCATCACTTTGTTAGGCGTCGCCTAACAACGCCACCGATCCGGGTTTGGTAAATCACGCAACACACAGGAACTTCGCAGGGTGCATGCCCCACGCCACGCCACGCTACTGTAGAAACTGGCATCACTTTGTTAGGCGTTGCCTAACAAGGTTGGAAATAGGAAAAAATAAGGACAAAAAAAGCCCCGCTTTTTAGGGCGGGGCTTGAATTACAAGGCGCTGAAAGCGCTTGAATCATTATCATAAAACCAATCAGTGTAAGAATAAATACTACCCTCACATGATAAGTAGTGTCCGTGTGTGGGTTCATCGTCGCGGGATTCTTCAAGCCCTGCTTCTTCCAAGGTTTCAAATTCAACAACGTCTTCCCATTGCATTTCATCGACAAGGTCTAATTGCATTTCATTTCCTTAAGGGTTAAAAAAACCCTGACCGTTTCCAGTCAGGGTTTTGGGGCTGATCAATTACTTGATCAGGGCTGAAGCACTCTTTAAGTACTTGACCATTTCAGTCGCGCTAAACGTAACTGCTTCAGCTTTCTCGACCTTGTCGATCCAACTTGTCAGGTCACGCTTAAGGCGTGTTGCCATGTCAGAAACCTTCTTCGCGCCTCTTTCAGCGTCTGTCATCGTTTCCTCCAACTCAGCCTTTTTAACGTGCTTGGTGACACGTGAAAGGCGTGAACCGATCTGCTGAATAACCCAGCGTTTCGTTACCTTCTGCTCATCGCTCATCGCCGTATTAGGCAAAGCGATAATGCTCTGCTCTATCTTGGTGAATGACAGCAAAACAACTTCTGTTTTGAAGTACTTGCGAAATTCCTCATCACCCTCAAGCATTTCGCTTGTCACGCCTTCAGCGCGCAGGCCGTCTGCCACTTTCACCCACTTCTTTTCAAGCACACCTTCTGCTTTCAAGACGTTGACGGTGTCGGTGATAGCCGACTGGGAAAGTTTAACTGCTTTCATTTTGTGTCCTTTCGAGACATGTATCAGTTAAGCGCGCTTCTTATGTCCGCATTGCTTAACCGATGACTGAACTTTACGCCTGTTAACTTAGCATGTCAAGGGTAAACGTATCGATTCTTATTTGATCGTGTTGTTTTGTTAGGCGACGCCTAACATTGTGGGAGGGGTTAACGCGCCGAATCGGGGTGAGGGTAGACCCACTGGGGTGGCACCCCCCGCTGTGTGGTTAGGAGTCCCGTGGCTGTCATAGGGTTACTAATACAGACGAACGATTCCCAGCCCCATCAAATCCAACCCCGCAACTTACATTTACTCTGCAGCAAAGCCCACGTGACATAACACACCATAACATGCCACCCCCTATGTTGTTAAAGGTACATCTCGGCGACCCACCCTTCCATATACAGCAACACCCCCCGTCATCTTTTTAAGTACCCCCTTGCAAAAAATTTTGTTCCATGTGTATACTGGTGCATCGGTCACTAAGACTTGCGAACAATATGGAACTTGAATTGATGCCCGAACTGGGTATTGAGATCACGCCTGACATGGCGTATGTCGACCTGCGGGAGCGGGCCGAGGCTGCGTGTCGTTCGATGGAACTGCTACAAGACCATGGCTTAGAGATTCCCCCAGAAACATCTGAAGACAAAGAAGTTGCCGCTGCGCTAACTTCGGCCTATGCGGTCAACCCGCAAGCAACGTCGCAAAAAGCCAACAACGCCAACACATCGGCAATGACACCTGCTTCTTTGCAGAACGTACGTGCATACTTAGATGAATATGGCCGTGCAGTGGTCAACCATGCGGTTGAGTTGCGTCACACAGTGACCAATAGACTGATTGAGGAGTCAATCAACCCTGACCCACGCATCAGAATCCGTGCATTAGAACTTTTAGGTAAAATTTCAGACGTTGGATTGTTCACCGACAGGACAGAAATCACGATTACGCACCAGACAACCGACGAATTACGCCTAAAACTACGTGCAAAACTGCAAAGATTGGTTGCCCAGCCTGAAATTCAGGACGCCGAGGTCGTAATAAGTGGTGAAATTATTGACGTGGACAGGGAATTGGGTTTGAGCCCCCCTGAAACACCCGTCGAAGACGAAAATTCACGTAAAAACGTTGAAATTGGCGAAATAGAGGGTGAAAAACCCGCTTTTGACGACGATGTTGACCCAAGTTGACACTTTAGATTTTACGGAAGAGGAAATCCGGCTAATGCTGGATAACTTGGACTCGTATTCGCCTGAAGAACAGGCAGAAATTGATAAAATTGCGGACATCTTGGACAGCCGCAAGACTGCCCGTGCGTGTTATGACGACCTGATTGAGTTCTGTAAGCACATGCAGCCAGACTACAAGGTGGGTAAGCATCACCGCATATTGGCTGACTTACTTATGGATATTGCTGAGGGTAAAAAGGACAGGGTATGCGTGAACATGCCGCCTCGACACGGCAAATCACAACTTGTCTCCATATATTTTCCTGCGTGGTTCATAGGTAAATACCCTAATAAGAAAGTGCTGATGGTCTCGCACACCACAGACCTTGCTGTGGACTTTGGTCGTAAAGTTAGAAACATTATTGATGATGACAGATACAAACAAATCTTCCCGACAGTCACCCTTGCAATTGACAGCAAATCCGCTGGACGGTGGAATACAAACATGGGTGGAGAGTACTTCGCCTGTGGTGTCGGTTCTGCTCTGGCTGGCCGTGGTGCTGATCTCTTGCTTGTCGACGATCCTCATAATGAGCAGGACATCATCAATGGAAACTTCGACGTGTTTGATAAAGCGTACGAATGGTTTACATACGGAGCACGTACTCGTCTTATGCCCGGAGGACGAGTCGCCATCATCCAAACAAGATGGCACCAAAACGACCTGACAGGCCGCGTCACGGGGGACATGGGTAAGAACGAGGATGCAGACCAGTACGAGGTGGTCGAGTTCCCCGCTATCTTTAATCAGGGGACGGACAACGAGAAACCCCTGTGGCCAGAATTCTTTGACCTCAAAGCACTGTACAGAACCAAGGCGTCAATGCCGACGTTCCAGTGGAACGCCCAGTACCAGCAAAACCCCACCTCGGAAGAGGCGTCAGTTGTCAAGCGTGAGTGGTGGAACATCTGGGAAAAAGAAGACCCGCCCCGATGCGAATATGTGATCATGAGTCTGGACGCGGCAGCCGAGAGCCATAACCGTGCCGACTTTACTGCGATCACCGTGTGGGGGGTATTCTTCAATGAGGAGGAAGGATGCCACCACATCATCCTCCTAAACTCAATCAAGAAGCGCCTTGAGTTCCCTGAACTTAAGAAGTTAGCACTTGAGGAATACAAGGATTGGGAGCCAGATGCGTTCATCGTGGAGAAGAAGTCCTCGGGGACTGCGCTCTATCAAGAACTGCGCCGGATGGGTATGCCCGTGGGGGAGTACACCCCGCACAGGGGTAGCGGGGATAAGTTAGCGCGGTTAAACTCCGTGGCAGAC